TTTGAGCATGGTTCTCTCCTAGGGTTGGGGTGAGACATGATGTCTCACCTAGTTGGTTAATCGCCACTTGCTTCGTCGAGAGCCATACAATGCTCCCGAAAATTGTTCTGGGATGCACACGCCATGTCCACCCCATGCCTGTCCCAATACAGGGACTCTGCCGCATCTAGTGCGGCATCTAGCACTGGCTGGTCTAACCATCCGCACGTGTACTGTGGCCAACTGGCACCCAGCCAGCCACCTTCCTCTACGTGGCGGCAGATCGTCTCTGCCGCGAGTTCTGCCAACTTCTTGTCTGCGATGTTCAGAATCATGATGTTCTCCTAAGATTGGGGTGAGACACTGTGTCTCACCCGTTGCTGCTCAGTATTTTGCTTCCAGCCACTCGGCTGAAAATTCCCAGACGGCGGCGACCACAAGCTGGTCGCGCAAGTCCGGGTCTTCGGTCAGGCAAATCTGCGCCCAGTCTTCAGGCGCGATCAGGGCGTAAGCGGTGTCCAGCAGAGGAAATTGCAGGATGTTCATGGTGCTTCTCCTTTGGTTTTGGGGTGAGACATGATGTCTCACCCAGCGGGTTAGTTGAGGTCGAGGTCCGCAGCGTCATCCTCTGGCGGCGGAACGACAACAGTCGGCAGGTCCGGGTGCTTTTCGTAGCGCACGTTGCCGACTACGCGGATGCACCACATTGGGTGAGACGAGCCGTCGCCAAATGATGCGTCGAAGAATTCGACCGGCGTGAATGGGGCAAAGGACATGGTTCTCTCCTAAGATTGGTTGGAAACCCCGTGACACACCCCACGAACAGAGTCGTGCCACGGAAAAAACTGTCAACTGTCAATCAAGCGACAGCCTTGAGAACCACGCGAGCGCGGTTCAGATCGCCACACGCTGCGAGCAGCGCGAGCGCTGCTTCGCGCTCAGCCTTGCTAAGCCGGGTCTTGGTCGGTGCTGCCTCCTTGTTACTGGACTCGCCTTCGTCGGCGAGGATGTCTTTGATCAAGCGGTTAAACCGCTTCTTTGCCGCACCAGCGGCACCGGCTGATCCTCCGGGCCAAGTACCGTCCTCGTTAAGGACAATGCCAGCACCCTGCGCCCATCCGGGCAGGATAGCCGCCTTGATTGCGTCTCTGTCCATTCCCTTGCAAGCTTCGCGAAGCTTTAACATGGCGCGCTCGCGCTCCAAGTCGCAGCGTCCTGCGATAGGGGCTTGTTCGTTGATTGTTTTGATGTCGGTTGCTTTGCTCATGGTTACTCTCCTGATTGTGGTGAGACAGCATGTCTCACCCGGTTTGATTGCCGAATCAACGTTGATTCAGTGACTACATCTTAGCAAATGGGGTATTTTCGCCAGTTATCGGCAAGCGATTTTGATTCGGTAGCCGGGTATTTCAGGGGGTTTTCGGGTTCGCCAGACCCCACCGTGGGGGCACCCACCAGCTACAGCGAAGGCATGACAGGCCCACAAGAACACTATTTCACACAAATACCCAAAATATCTGTCAAATACTGTCAAATACCGTAAAATAGCCACGCAAAATAAAAGCCCGTGCAAATACCCCCACCCCCATAATATAAAAATTTTGTAAAATACTTGTAAAAAGAAGCCCGCACAGTGGCGGGCTAAAGGGAGGAGTCCCTAGGAGAGAAGCTATCATGTTGCATGTTAGCCAAGAGTAAGTGTACACTGTCCTATACGGCAGAACAACCGCGAAAAAGAAATGTTCGATGATCTGATTAGCTTTGAGCCTGAACCGGGCGTAGTTGATGACTTTGTACCGCTTAAAAAAGCGAACTCAAGGAAGTCTGTCAATGCGCTGGCAAACACCGCACAGTGGTTGGAAGAGCTTGGCGTTCCGTCAGACGAAGACATTGACACAAGAGTACAGACACAAGCTGCCAGAAACGCCTTTGAGGCGCTCAACTACTCGGCGGATACCCCAGCACAAGTCAATGCGTTAGCGGCTATAAAGACGCCTGCTGCGGTCCAGCACTTGGTTGGTATGCTTACCGCTTATGACTGGGAGTTTATCGGTCAAGCCAAAGAGCTTCGCGGGTATGCCGTAGCAAAAATTTTGGAAGAAACGAAGCACCCCGACGCCAAGATTCGGCTTAAAGCGTTGCAGATGCTTGGTAACGTGACAGAGATCGCGCTGTTTACTGAGCGTGTGGAGGTTACCAAGAAGGACGCTAGCGAAGAAGAAATTGAGAAACGCCTTCGTGAGCGCTTGTCAAAGTTTATTACCCCCGAAGAAGGCGCTCAGATTAAAGAAGTCACTGTTGATGACGAAGTAGTGCAAGTTGCTGAAAACCGAAATGCTTGAAGAACTAAGCAGCGATGCAGTAAATAAACTGCTAGAAAACCTAGCAGTGCTACCGCTTTCGGAAAAACTGGCGCTATTAGAAGAAATAGAAACGCTGGATAATAAGCGTAAATTAAAGCATTGCCGGGATGATTTTTTGGCTTTTTGCGCCCATATTTATCCTGAGTGGAAAGAAGGTCCGCACCATAGGTATTTAAAGCCTATACTGCATAAAGTCCGCTCTGGGGAAGAATCGCGTGTTACTGTCAGCATGCCGCCACGTTTTGGTAAGTCTGAGACAATTGCGTATCTGTTTGTTGCGTGGTACCTCGGGCATTTGCCGCATCATCACATCATGATGGCTACGCACACAGCAGCGCTGTCGGCAGACTTTGGACGAAAAGTACGGAATCTGATTGATACGGACAAGTACAAAGAAATCTTCCCTGAGACGCAGGTTTCCAAGGACAAGTCGGCGTCTGACAACTGGACAACAACGGCTGGCGGTAAATACTTGGCGATTGGTATCGGCGCAAACGTCGCTGGTCACGGCGCACACTTGCTGATTGCGGACGATTTGGTGTCTGAGCAGGCAGTGTTGGCGAATCCGGATACGGCGTTTGAGACTGCATGGACTTATATGCAGGTTGGTCCGTTGCAGCGTTTGATGCCGGGTGGTCGGATCGTCATGATCGGAACGCGCTGGGGAAAGAAAGATCCGATTGGTAGAGCGCTTGCATGGGCGCAGGACAATCCGGAAGCAGTGCCTTGGCATGAGATTCGGTTCCCCGCCATTATGCCCTCGGGTAAGAGTCTATGGCCTGAGCAATGGCCTGTTGAGCAGTTGCTGGCAAAGAAAGCCGGGATGCAGCCGCAGTTTTGGGCAGCGCAGTACATGCAGGAGCCGACTTCTGAGGAAGGGGCGCTGCTTAAGCGAGAGTGGTGGAAGATTTGGGAAGCAGAACAACCGCCGGTTTATGACTTTGTGATCCAGACATGGGACACCGCGCATGACACTAAGAGTCACAATGACTATAGTGCGTGTACTACGTGGGGCGTTTGGTTCAACGAAGAGACTAATAGGCAGGAGATTATCTTGCTGGACGCCATTAAAGGGCGATGGGAGTTCCCCCAGCTTAAGGAAAAGGCGCTGGAGCATTATAAAGAGTGGGAGCCTGAGTGCCTGCTGATCGAGAAGAAAGCGGCTGGAGCGCCGCTGATTCAGGAGTTGCGGCAGATGGATATGGTGGTTGAGGAGTATAGTCCGTCTCGCGGGCGTGTGGGAGTATCTAACGATAAGCGAGCGCGAGTTAACTCGGTAGCTCCGATGCTGTTTGATGGCGTTGTCTGGGCACCAGACTTACGCTGGGCTTACGAAGTGATGAACGAGTGCGCGGAATTTCCCAACGGCGAGCATGATGACTTTGTAGACTGCGTCACAATGGCGCTTAGCCGGTACAGGCGCGGAGGGTTCTTGGCACTTAGTACCGATAGACAGGATAATTCCTACGTCGAGCCGCGCAGGGCGGCTTACTACTGATAGGTGGGTGCTATGGCGAAAAGCAAAAAGACGCAGCCAGATTACGACGAATACACATACGGCGCATTAGCCCGTTCTGGTATGCCCAATGAGCGTGGCAGTTCTTCGGTGCGAGAAAATGTCACTCAGCCGTACACGACGGCGGGACTACCCGGACTGCTCGTTAGAGACATGCCTGCACTGAATGATTCAGCCCTGTCCGCTTTTGTAGTGGCAGACCCTCGTTACGCCAACTTTGATAAAAACCGCGCAGCGCAGAAAAACATTTTTATTCGTCCGGGCGCGGGCGCACAAACAATTGGGCATGAAGCGGAGCATTTGTTGGCAATACAGGGGCTTGGTCATGGGGCTATGGTCGACGACAAGTTTGATGAGCTTACCGGCAGTAGGGAACTATTGAGAAAAGGTCACGGCAGAGCGTTTGTTGACCGCAGCAGAAATACGTTTGTAGATAACGCGCTTAAAGCCGCCCCGTACCTACAAGAAAAATACGGGCTTGAGAAAAACGCTTATTTTGACCCAGAAAGCGTAAAATTTATGCAGAGTAAGGGCGGTAGCGTGTTTTATGAGCAAGTGGCTTCATTGGCGGCTCTTGAGGCACAGTTAGGTATTGATCTGACTAAAGACCCGGAACTTCGTAAAACACTGTTTAGTCACCGCGATGTCAGAGAAGCGTATAACGCCATAACAGGGCTTAGGCAAACGCGGCTTGACTCAAAAGATCTTCCCCCATATACACGCTTAGCAGAGCCGGAACCTGCTGGACTTAAAGAGCGTTTTATGCGTATGCTTGGCTATGCTAACGGCGGCAGCATCGAAGGCGCGGGTCGTAAGAAGCTTATTTAATGCTTAAAAGGTAATTACCGATGGCTACAAATGTGGATAAAGCGCTGTACCCGGCTTCGCAGGGGCTTGAGGCGGCTCTTGGTGCAGGCTTGGACCAGCCAGCGCTGGAGATTGAGATTGAAGACCCGGAGTCGGTAACGCTCAACATTGACGGGCTGGAGATTGAGATCGAGCCGCAAGAGCCTACCGAAGATGATTTTGATGCCAACCTCGCAGAGTTCATCGATGAGGGGGAGCTTCAGGGTGTTGCTGACGAGCTAGAAGCAGACATCGACAACGACCGCAACAGCCGCAAAGATTGGGAGCGGGCCTACACCGAAGGGCTTAAGCTGTTAGGTCTACAGTACGAAGAGCGTACTGAGCCGTGGGACGGTGCATGCGGGGTGTTCCACCCGATGATTACTGAGGCTGTCGTTCGCTTTCAAAGCGAGATGATTACCGAGACATTCCCGGCGCAGGGGCCGGTGCGTACCAAACTGATTGGTAAAGACACGACTGAGAAGAAGGAAGCTGCTGCTCGCGTTGAAGCGGATATGAACTTCCAGTTGACCGAGAAGATGGCTGAGTTCCGTCCTGAGCATGAACGCATGTTGTGGTCGCTTCCGGCAACGGGGTCAGCATTCAAGAAAGTCTACTTTGATCCGTCTTTGGGTCGGCAAGTATCAATTTTTGTACCGGCAGAGGATATCCTCCTGCCATATGGCACGTCAGATATTCAGACTTGTCATCGCGTAACGCACGTCATGCGTAAAACGAAAAATGACATCATCAAGCTACAACAGGCTGGCTTCTACGCAGATGTAGATATTGGTGAGCCGTCCAAAATGACGGATGACATCAAGAAGGCCAAGGACGAAGAAACTGGCTTTAGCGATCTGAATGATGAGCGGTACACCATATATGAGTGCCACGTTGATTTGAACCTGAAAGGGTTTGAGGATGTGGACAAGGACAACGACGAGACGGGTATTGCACTGCCGTATGTTGTTACATTCCTGAAGGGTTCTGGGACGGTGCTGGCAGTCCGTCGTAACTGGCGCGAGGATGATGATCTTAAGCTCAAGCGTCAGCACTTCGTGCATTACCAGTACATTCCCGGCTTTGGTGCTTATGGGTTCGGTCTATTTCACCTGATCGGTGGGTTTGCTAAGGCCGGTACGAGCATCATGCGTCAGTTGGTGGATGCGGGGACTCTGGCTAACTTGCCGGGTGGTCTGAAGAGCCGTGGCTTGCGGATCAAGGGCGACGATACGCCCATCGCTCCGGGTGAGTTCCGTGATGTAGATGTGAGTTCTGGTGCGATTCGGGACAACATTCTGCCGCTTCCGTATAAAGAGCCATCAACCACGTTATACAACCTGCTTGGCACCATCGTTGAGGAAGGTCGCCGGTTCGCTGCCACTGCTGATATGAAGGTCAGCGATATGAGTGCGCAGGCTCCGGTAGGCACTACGCTGGCGCTCTTGGAGCGGCAGTTAAAGGTGATGTCGGCGGTTCAGGCTCGTGTTCACTACGCACTGAAGCAGGAATTGAACCTGCTTGCTGCCATTATTCGCGACTACACGGACGAGGAATACAGCTACGAGCCGGATGGCGAGGAAGGCCCGCGAGCTAAGAAGGACGACTATAGCCACGTTGACATTATTCCGGTGTCAGACCCTAATGCGGCTACTCTCTCCCAGCGCGTTGTGCAGTATCAGGCTGCGATCCAGATGGCGCAGATGGCTCCGGATATTTACGACATGCCGCAGTTGCATCGTGGGATGCTTGAGGTATTGGGCATTAAGAATGCAGATAAGCTTGTGCCGCTTCCCGAGGATCTGAAGCCTACCGACCCCGTGTCTGAGAACATGGCAGTTTTGAAGCTTGAGCCAACAAAAGCGTTCCGTAATCAGGATCACAATGCCCACATTACGATTCACATGGGGCTACTGCAAGATCCGTCGATTGCGCAGTTGATTGGACAAAACCCGAAGGCTGCACAAATTCAAGCCGCGTTAGCAGATCACGTTGCCGAACACGTAGCGATGTCGTACCGGCAGAGAGTTGAACAGCAGCTTGGCATGTCGCTCCCAGATACGGATCAGAACATTCCGCCGGAAGTCGAGCGTCCACTTAGCGCAATGCTTGCGCAGGCTGCTCAGCAAGTACTTGCCGCAGCGCAACAACAGGCAGCACAGCAGCAGGCTCAGCAGGCTGCTCAAGATCCCATCGTTCAGATGCAGCAGCAAGAGTTGCAGATCAAGATGCAAGAGGTTCAGCTTAAGGCTAAAAAAGTCGAGTTGGATGCTCAGATCGCCATGCAGAGAGCGCAG